CGGGGGTCGTTAAAGCGATTTTCGACCAGCAATGTCTGGACGAGGGTCGAGTCAGGGAGTGCGAGGCGATTGTCGCGGAATACGTGATGGAGGCGTCGAGTGTCGCCGCGGATGAGTTGTGGTCGGCGGCGTGGTCGGCGGCGGAGTCGGCGGAGTCGGCGGCGATGTCGGCGGATACTAGCAAAGCACGAAACGCAATGAAGAGGAAGATCCACAACTGGATCATCAAGGGGACCAAGGAGTTAAAGGCGGTGGAGTGATGCCGACAAAAAACGATGATGCAAAAGAGAGTGGATCGCAGGAGAACATCAAGGTATGCCCATATGCACCCTGCAAGTGCATCTCCGAGAACAAGGGGCACTGCTTCCACGGGCCGGTGTGCGAGCCGTGCGACGACCGGGGCCGGCGGTTCCTGATTATCACGGACGTGCAGGACGGGCAGGTGTTCACGCACACGCGGTACCTTCCAGAGAGGGTAATCGCGCCGATTATCGATAGCGACGAGAGCAACGCAGCCCTTGCCCTGGCCGATCGCGTGCGGGGGCGGGTGGCATGATGGCGCCCGACAACATCTCCAAAGCCCGGCGCGAGTTCATCGCCAGCGTCCAGGAGCTCAACCAGCAACGCCCGTACCCTGCGGCCCTGCGGGAAACTGCGTTCGGCAGCAGCGACGATGAGGAGTTCGACCCGGAGTGGTTCATGGTGGCGGGTGATGCGTGATGGATGCCCGCGCAGAACAGGCAAGCCTGAAAGACGATCCGCTACCGCCGGTCGTAATCGTCGAACCGCTCACCCGCGTCTGGAATATCGACGGCCAGATTGCCGCACTTCAGGAGAAGATCAACGATCTCCAGCAGCAGCGGACAGAGGCGCTGGAATACGCCATCAAAGAGCAGATTGCCGAAGATGAGAATTGCCGGCTGGATCGCAAGGTCCGGCGTATCCGATCCCTGAACGTCGAACGGTTCCGCGAGGTCTTCCCGGAAGAGTACATGACCGCCTGCGATATCGAGCGCAAGGACAAGGAGGATGCCCTAAACCATATCGGGGAGAAGATCAACCTCACGCTCGTGGATCGCCTCGTCAAGAAGCCGGTGCTGGAAGCCGCGCAGGGGGTTATCTCGGTCAAGGAATCCGAATCCTTTTCGGTGGTGAAGAAATGACCCAAATCTCCGGGATCCTCACCGATTACGCCCGTATCGAAGAGGGTGAATTTACCGGGCATTACGGCGCCCGCATCGACGATACGCCGTATGTCGTGATGCACCACGTAGATGCGCATCTCCTCCGGCTCTCGAAAAGCGAGCACGTCGAAGTCACGCTGAACATCAAAGGGCACATCAGCAAGATCGTGCGCGCGAAAGGCGCACCGGAGGCAAAGAAAGACGATGCCCGGACCAAAGAGCAGATTGCCCAGGATCAAGCCGAATACAACGCCAAGGCAGATGAAGAGGTCGAGAAGAGGAAAGCGGCCGGGTTCGGAGAGCCTAGCCAGACGCCCGCAGCACGATATGAAAGTGAGCATTCGGACGATTTGATGGCGGCCCCGGTTCAGGTATTAGATCCGGTCCCGCCGGATCGCGCAACATTCAACGCAGAACAGATCGCATTGATCCGGGCAAAATGTGCCCCAAATTGCACCGCCACGGAATTCCAGCTGCTCCTCTACATGGCAGATAAGTACAAACTCGATCCGCTGGTCCGGCAGATCTGGGCGGTCAAATACAAGGATGCGCCGGCCGCGATCTTCTGCGGTCGTGATGGATTCCTAGAGATCGCGCACAGGTCCGGGGTATTCGACGGAATGGAGAGCGGTACCCGGATTGATGGGGATGAGGTTGTCGGGTGGTGCACAGTCTATCGCAAGGACATGTCGCATCCATTCAAAATCGAGGTGTACCTGAAGGAATACCAAAAGCCGGTTCCGTTCTCAGGAAAACCCGGTCTATGGCAGACAATGCCGCGCATCATGCTTCAGAAGGTCGCAGAATCCTCCTGTCTGCGCCGGGCATTCTCGGTGAGCGGCCTGTATTGCCCCGAGGAGATGCCAGAGCCGGCGGGGGTCTGATCATGCCCATATTCCAGTGCAACGGTTGCCCCACCGGCCCCTGCACCCTCATGAATATGGATCCGGAGTTCGAGTGTTGCGAGGATTGCCCACGGTATAGCCCAGGTCACAAAAATGTGATCGCCGTATGGCGCGAGATGCAGGCGGTGGAGTGATGATCCCCCCAATTCAGAGAGATGAACGATTGTGGCTTATTGCTGTTCATTCCGATGCCTGCGAATTTGTCCACGAGTGCGGGATCGTCGAATGCTGTAAGCTTTTGGCAGAACCGAACGACAAATGCACTCTCGAAAATTGCCCGAGGAAACTGATGGTAGGAACAAGCCTCTTGGATGAGGTGGTGAAATGATTTCGCAGAAAGTCTACACGGAACCACTTAGCGATATTATTGCAGCGAATCTGCGGATAATTCCCCCCTCTATCCGGGCGAAACATATCTCTGACCCATTTGTAACAGAGATGATCCTTGAGGGTTTTCCACTGATGACATCTAAGGAGTTCGTCGAGATGTTCTGCGAGGTGAACAACTGCGAGCCGGATACAGAAATAACCCGGATCCTGTTTGATTATGTCGGGAGGATTGCATGACCGGGAAACGCAAATCGTACCTATATGAATGCCGCAAGTGCAGCAAACCGGAAAAGTGCCGAATCCGGATATTCGGCGCAAGATTGAACCCGAGCAATGTTCCGTGCGTATTTGCCAACGGGTTTGTGCAGGAATGGACTCGCATTGAAACGCGGGAGGAACCATGACCGAACCCCCCGCCACCTCTCACGGCATCGTCACGCGGCTGATCCATACCGATATCGGCCCGGTCATACCCGTGATCGATCTCGCTGACAAGATCGGATACGGCAGGAGCAGCCTGTCGAACATCATCGACAAGAACACCGAACTTTTTGAGGGCTTCACAATCTATGAAACCCTTCAGACAACCGGCGGACCGCAGCGGTTCCTCTGCGTGAATAGCACCGGGGCGGACCGACTCCTGCTCCTGCTGAAACCCGCAAAGAACCGCAAGGAGATATTCGAGAAAGTGGAGGCGTTCCGGACAAATGCCTTTGGAAGATTGGCAGAGGCCAAAAAGGAGATCGTGGCCCCCGACCTCAACGCAGAGTTGCGGGAAGCCAGGACCCTCGCGGAGACCTGCGGTAAGTCTCCCGAGGCGTTCCAGGCTGCAATCCTCCGCAAGTATGGCAAGCCCGAGCTGGCCGATGCCCTGCAGGTACCGGCCGTCCCATCTCTGATCCATGGTGAGCGCGGATGGTACAACGCTTCCCAGCTCGCAGAGATGTGTGGGATTGACCGGGCAGAATACGTCAACAACTACCTGCACAACCGCGGCTGGATCTACCGCGATGCCGCGCAGGGCCGGGTGTGGCGTCTTCAGCCGCAGGCAATGGATCACGGCCGGGAATACTGGTTCGAGGCTCCGAGTGGACACCGGGAGGTCCGGCTCGCGTGGCGGGAATCGATCCTTGTTGCCTCAGGACTGAGACGGGAGACCCCTGATGACCAGATGGCGCTGCCAGCCCGGGCTGGGGGTGGTGCGTGATGAGATCATGTCCTGAATGCCCGGAATGTGGATCAAGAACTACAGACGATACCGATACCCCGGCCGATGCGAGGGCTCGTGGAGAGAGGTATTATTTTTGTTGGCATTGTAGAGGCGTATTCTCTAGTGAAATAATCTTGGATCAAGAACGCGAAATACCAAAAATGAATGATCCAGAATTGAAGGAATCGGATTTACTCTCTCTGGAAGATCTGGGGTGGTCCTGATGGCGCACTACATCATCTCTGACGATATGATCAACATGATTAATGAGGAATGCTACAAAGCCGGAAAACGACAGCAGAGCGTCAATAACTGCATTGGCTGTCCCTACGTCGGGAAAGAAAAGCGGAAGAACTGCTGCGAGTTCGGCAAAGCAGAAATGATCGAAATCCTGCGATCAATTCCGTATCGTGGGGGTGCGTGATGGGACAAGCAACCAAAAAACCGATGATCACGGTTGAATGCTGGGGATGTGAAGAGTTTAGCAGGCGTGGCCAGAAGCAGACGGGATATTGTGGCGTCGCGATGAAACCAACGTGGCCCTCTGTCGTGAAGGCATGCCGGGATGATGCGCGCGCGGATGCTGGTGATTTCTGCTGGTATTGCTGTCCTTTCACCGACGACAATGATGGTTGTCTTTGTGGCGATCAATCCCCGGGCGTATCAAATATCCACCTCTGCCATGAGTTTAATTCAAAATTGAATTTTGCCCTCGGTGGACGGTGTGAACAGTCGTTCCTCCTTCTGAATGACCAGGGAGAGATCGTTGAGCGGGTCTGCTCCATGATGCACGGTACGTATGATTGGGTCCGGAAAGATCTGACCGAGGAATGGCGCTGGCAGTTTGGTTGGCAACGGTATTATCCGGGGGCGTCTTGATGCCCCTCTTACAATCCGCTCGCCGGCTCTACTGGCGCATCCAGATCACATTCGGCGCGGTGATCTGCCCGGAGTGCGGATCCCGGGATATCGTCATCCGGGGGATCGGCCCGGATAATCGCCGGTGGGAATGCAAGACGTGCGGGACCGCGACTGGGGTCTGGTGTTAAAATGGGTTTCTTTTCAAACGACGACGGAGTATCGGAATCCACTCATACAAGTGATATTTCCCGTGCAAATCGGAGGATATCTGCTCTTGAGAATAGGATCAGGCTGCTCGAAGAAACGATCGCGGCCGACCCCAACTTAACGATGAGTTACGGGAATGCCCGTGCGAAGATGGCAGAACGACGGCTAAAGGATGATCTCTCTGGATCCGGGGGGTTCTGATGACCCGCCCGCATCACCCGAACCACGGGCAGTTCTGCCCGCAGCCCGGTACCGTGCCGGTAACCGACGCCCCGCCGCAACCATCTCTTGCTCAGTTGCTGGAAGCCGCGAAAGTGGTGCCTTCCCAATCCAATGGGCGGAATATGGGAAATGTTCCAAATGATGCACCAAAACCATCAGCATTCCAGACCGCCGCGCAGCTCAAAGCGCATGAAGCGGATCCGCTGGGTGTGGATCAGATGTTCCCCCCGGCGACCGTGGAAGTCATGCCGGCATCACCCACGGTGAAGACCGAGAAAGAGCTGTTCATGGACGCCTGCGTGCAGGCATATAAGCACGGAAAACCCGACTTCCGGCAGGAAATTGATGAGAAGATGCAGTATCACCCCTCCTGGAAAAACCCGGGTACCGTGATCTATTTCTGCGTGACGAACCCGAAAGAGGCGCTGACGGGGAAGAAGTGATGAGAGTAAAACTCATTGATATTGATAACAAATACCGCGAGAGTAAACGCCGAGGAAAACGGTTTCCAAATCTTGCCCTGATGAAAATATCGGCATATGAGAAAACTTTGGGGAACGAAGTTGGATTCGATATCGAAAATCCGGATAAAACTTACATTTCCTGTGTGTTCACCCGGAACCGTCTTCATGCAATTAAGGAATGCTGCGATGTCAAAAAAGGAATTACTTTCGGTGGATCTGGCATATCGCTTGATTTTGCGCTTCCTCCGATGATAGACCTCCTGAAACCGGATTATGACCTATATCAGTCTGGTCCATGGAAAGACTCTCGTCATTTTCATACGTCTATGGGATTCACATCCCGTGGTTGCCCTCGAAAATGTGAATGGTGTGTCGTTCCGGAAAAGGAGGGGAAGTTTCGCCGTGTTCAACACATGAGAGAATTTCATGATTCACGATTCAAATTCTGCAAACTCCTGGATAATAATATCCTTGCAGACCGGGATTGGTTCTTCGAGAACACAAATTGGGCGATTGAAAATAAGGTAAAAATTGACATCACGCAAGGGATGGATATTCGTTTCCTCACGGATGAAATCGCGGAACAACTCCACCAGATAAAATTTATTAATGACCAAATGAGGTTTGCGTGGGACCGCATCGATCTCGAAGATCGTGTGAAATCCGGGATCGAAATGCTTAAAGATCATGGGATAAAAACACACCGCAACGTCAGATTTTTTGTCTTGTGTGGATATCACAAACCTGGAGATCTCCCAGAACCATTCTGTGAAGATGTGTACCGATGCAATCGTCTAATCGAGATGGGTGCCATGCCGTACGTAATGCCGTATGATGGGGGAACACCACTTATAAGAGCGCTTGCTCGGTGGGGGAACCGGGTTACTGCACAAAAAGCAACCCCTTTTTATCGGTATGATCGAATGCCTAAACCGGAGAGTTCATGACCGAGATCCCGGTATTGTCCTCTTCAAAACGATGTGCATCACGATCGGGTGCGTTTGCTTGGCCGGGTACCCGATTTATTGCTGGATTACTCGGAAATCATAATGAAATCCGGCAAAATATCACAAATCTGATTAATATTTTAATCCAATTTCTCCGAATTTCTTTTTATATAATAAAAATTTGAAACCCAATCCAAAGAGATTGTGTTTTCATGGGATTAAAAAATCCCAATAAATAATTCTCTCACGTCGAACAGGGATTTAATGGGATTTTCGATCCCACGCTGTACTACTACTAGCTACGACTTTTTCTCTATGATGATGATGATGATGATGATGATGGACGCCGTGAAAGTGGGATTTAAAATCCCAAAAAATAGTACCGTCATAAGAGTCTGGATATACTGGGATTAAAAAATCCCAATAATGGATTTAAAAACCCATGATAAATAAATATAAATATCTCCTCCTCCTATCTCTTATCGTATGATTATGAAATGTCCGGAGTGTGGATCAACAGACTTGGTGAAAGCCGGTACGGTCATTCGAAGAAAAAAAGGACGGGTCCAGCGGTACCAGTGTGCCGTTTGCGGATTATATATTTTTGGAGAGCCGGTGAAGGATGAATGATCAGCAACCTCCAAAACCACGCGGACGACCCAGGCGAGTTGAGACCACTGGAGAGATCGACATCCATACCCGGATCGATGGTGCGCTTCTCAATGCTGTCAAAAGACCAAATTGCAGCGTCTCCTATACGATCAATCGCGCACTGCGCATGTGCCTCGAAAAGGATCATCCTAACGATCTCAAGGCCATCGCCATCCGATTGCGGGAATCCAAAAAAGAGATCGCCCGGCTCAATCGTGATGTCATTGAATTGCGTGAGAAAGCTAAGATGCTGGGCATCAAGAACATCCACGAATTTGAAGACAGCCTCTCCTGTTGGGAGTGAAAATGCCAACTGAAAAAGATCCCAGCATCCCGGTCTGTGGTTGCATCGCGGCAGAAGTCGATTTCGACTTTTTCATGCGTGTGGGATGCAATCATGCACGCTGGGTCATTATTGGCCACAGGATCAAGCCGGTGGAGCTCCGGGGAGTGCCCGTGAGCGCGGTTGTATGCATCCAACCGGACCGGGTCCGTGCAAGGCGCTGTAAATTCCTGTCTTTTCATTTTCTGCTGCGGACCATTCAGGATATTGAAGCAGGTTCACATGCTAGGAATTTCCTGACGTGGTCAAATGATAAGGTCCGGAAGATCAGGGCCGCGAAGGGGATAAAACCATGACCGGCCGCCTTAACATCGATCACGAGCAGGCCGTTCTCCGGGCGCTCACCACCGATCCGCAGGGGACCGTTGCGGTTATGGAAAAAACAGGCCTGTACCGCTCGACCGTCACGAACAACCTGCACCGGCTGGCAACCCGGGGCCGGATCAAGCGCGAGAAAGTACCGGTTGCCCGGTCCCGGAACGGATATCATTTTCTGTGGAGTGTGAGGCAATCATGACCCAGGAATCAGAGAGGGCATACATCATCACGGGAAAACAACTCGATCGCCTTGAAAAGTATGGACTTAATCCGGATGTTGAACTCTTTGTGGCAACAATCCGTTCCTGTCCTCTTGTCAAGACGGATGGCTGTCTATATTGGCAGACACCAGAAAACCGTGACTCTCCATTCTGTCAGTTGCTGGAAAAATCAATAGAGGAGCACGACGCCCAGATCGCCCGCGCCCGTGCCGCCCCTTCAGCGTGGACCTTCACGATCAAACCGATCCGGGAAATCATCACCCGGTATGTCGGTGACGGTATCGGGTGGGCCGATCCCTTCGCTGGCAACAACTCCCCGGCAGAGTTCACCAACGATCAGCACCCCGACCGGCGCGCAACATCGCACATGGACGCAGAAGAGTTCTGTAAGGCGCTCTCCGGTCCGCTCAATGGTGTGATCTTCGATCCCCCGTACTCATATCGGCAGGTCAGCGAGCACTACAAGAGTATCGGCATGAAGGCCCGAAGCATCGACACCAGCGCGAATTACTATAACCGGGTGATGAATGCCATCTGCGATAAGGTCCGGCCCGGTGGCTATGCGATCTCCTGCGGATGGAACAGTAACGCCTTCGGACCGAACCGGGGCTTTGCGATCGTCGAGATCCTGCTCGTGGCTCATGGCCAGCATCATAATGATACTATCGTGACGGTGGAAAGGAAGGTGCCCGCATGATGACCGCCTCCACCCTCACCAATGACCGCCCCGTCATTGTCGATATGTTCTGCGGGTCCGGTGGAGAGTGCCGGGGGTGACATCATATGAATGATGACGAGCTTCACATCCGGCTTGCATTCACCAGAACGAATGCGACGAGGCGGGTAATAAGGAATGCAAGACGATCATTGCGATGTGTGATGATATACAAGCGGAACCAGGAGGATTCCTAGGATGACAGCAGACGAAAAGAAGAATGAGAAACGATGCGAGAAGAAGCATCGGTAACGAAGGTGAAGAGATGACCCGAATCCGAGATGCGGACGATCCGCAGGCATTGGCGCTGGATATGGAACCAGAGCAGAAATATTATGCCATCACAGGAGAGGAGATCGATTGGTTATGCTGCACATCTATCGATACTGGTGTGTATGAACCGGGAACGCCAGAATTTGAACTCGCTTGTAAAGTTCGGATGAAAACAAAAGCGGATATTTTCTCACGCCCGCTTGCCAAGGCAAAACCCGGCGATTGCCCCGACTGCCCCATCCTTACCGGGGATGATGCAAAACGATTCACCGAGTATATCAGATCCCCTGACCACACCCCGGAAGGATTGGCGTTGATCCGGCAGGCCCGGGATCTTGCCAAGGCACCGGAACATTGTATATCCTCATGCCCGTGCACAGTCACAAAATGCCCCGAAGAACAGTCATGCCATTATCTGAAGGAGCACGACGCCGAGGTTGCCCGGATTACTATGCTCGCAGTGCTGAAAGATATCGAGACGTACATTAAGGATGGGTTAAATTCTTGTGATAAATCCGAGGCGTGGGATGCAGGGTACGCAACATGTGGTGGGGATGTTTTGAATTGCATTAAAAATTTGAAGTCCCTCCGCATCAAGGAGCCGCCGGAATGTTCACGTGAGAAAAGATTATGACCCCCAAACGCTCGCCCTCACGCGATTCTCGGCATCATTTCGCCAGGAGGAAACGATGAAAACTTTTGAGTGTAATGGATGCCACAAAGGCCCGTGCTATTTCAAAATGCAACATGGAATTCCAGGCACACCAACGGGGTGCCTTCTGAAAAATTCGAAACTGCCCGCCATAAAAGAACTGCCAGAAAACATCAGAACGCGCGTCCTTATGAAAAATCCAAAACCAGTCTGGGAGAGAATATGGATATAATCACACCGTATCATTGTACCTGCCCCCAAGAGATCCGAACGGAGAACCGCCGCAACGTTCTCAGGTGCGTCTGGAGATCCCCCGAATGGATCGAAGCATCCACCGCGTACAAGGCCCGGCATCCCCCGGTCTGCTCCAGGTGCGGCCGTGAAGGTAAGATCGTTCCCGGTCACTGCGATGAGGACTACAAGGACATGTCGACCTATATCCAGAAGGTTCGGGACGATCAGGTACCGCCGCTCTGCTCGCAGTGCAACCGTAACGAATCCAAGGGCCGGCACCCGTGCCCGGAGTGTGTCGGGAAGCACCAGGACGATCCGGCGCACAAGATCCACTATATTGGACAGGGAAAAGAGGTCTGTTACTTCTGCGAACCCGGTGTTGTGGTCAGGACCCGGCGCGAGATCCGCGAGATGAAAAAGAGGGAACAGGATGCGTATCGAAAACTCCAGCATCGGAAATACAACAGTCATCGCGTATGGCACGCCTGCGATTGGCATGGTAGTAGCCAGCGGTGCGGCAATCCCCTCAGGCGCGATCGCATCTGCCCGTACTCATCGAGGGATGCGGCGGACCGTTGCGACCCGGATTATTTCATGGCCCGGAAGGGGACACCGGGGATGAATGCATGAGCCATCAACGAAAATCCAAGATCGTGACGCCAAAGGATGAATGGGAAACACCGCAATGGTTGTTTGATCTGCTGGATCAGGAATTTCATTTTAATTGCGATGCGGCAGCGAATCGTGGTAATCCAAAATGCGATAATTATTTTGGGCCATTCCCACCAATGGACAGTCTTAAAATAGACTGGGTTGATCCAACACCTAACCATATTTGGCTGCCAAAGGTTTTCTATCTCAATCCCCCTTACAGCGCCGGAAACATCGACAAATTCATGCAGAAAGCCTACGAGGAATCTCTGAAGGGCGCGATCGTGGTCTGCCTCGTACCATGCGCCACTGATACCCGATGGTGGCATAACCACGCCATGAAAGCACAGGAGATCCGGTTCATCAAGGGTCGGATCCGGTTCGTCGGCTATGATGATGAGAGCAAGCAGATCGCCAATTCTCCGACGTTCTCTTCGTGCGTGGTGATCTTCGATAAATCCCGATGGCGCGTGAGTGATATCCCCGGACAAATTATCGCAGATATACCCAGGATAGGCCCGACAATCGAACGACCCCGGAAGGTGAAGATGTGACGGAACACCGCATTATTGAAGGTGATGTGCTTGACGGTCTCCGGACCCTGCCGGATGGGTGCGTTCAATGCACCGCGACCAGCCCGCCATATTACGGCCTCAGAAATTATGGAGTTGATGGGCAGATCGGGCTTGAAGAAACCCCCGAGCAGTTCATTCAGAAGATGGTTGATATATTCCGGGAGGTTCGGCGCGTAACCCGCGACGATGGCGTTCTGTGGTTGAATCTCGGAGATTCGTACGTTGCATCTTCCACCGGATCATTTAATGGCGGTTCTGATATTTTTAAAGGACGTGATATGTCAGGACATGCCACGAGTGGGGGAATTAACAAAAGTAAATTGCCCGGCTACAAATCAAAGGATCTCATGGGCGTTCCGTGGCGGGTTGCTTTTGCTCTCCAAGCCGGCGGATGGTATCTCCGTTCCGCGATGCCGTGGATCAAGAGGAATTGTATGCCCGAAAGCACCACGGATCGGCCCACATCAGCGATAGAGTATATCTTCCTGATGACTAAGAGCGCGAAGTATTTCTATGACAGTGAGGCGATCCGGGTTCCGTCCAGCGAATCCTACCAGAACGACGCCCGCCCGCAGGGAGTACTCAGGCAGAAGGTCAACAAGCGATCCAAGTACCCCAACGAAGGGCAGTTCAAGAAGCAGGACCAGACCGGCAACCCGACATACACCGGATTCAATGAGCGGTATAACGCGAAAATGGCGCGGAACGGGACGAACATCAAAGGGCATTCCGGACTCCTAAAAGCAGACGGTACTCCAATGTGCGACGGTCAAACCCGCAACTATCGCAACTCCGACCCATTCTTTGAATCATGGCAGGGATTGTATTCCGAGGGCGGGAACCCGCTGGCTTTCGTCATCAATCCGCAGAGCCGGCCGGAGCTCCACTTCGCTACCTTTCCGGATCTGCTCGCGGCAACGTGCATCAAAGCCGGCACCTCTGAATATGGCTGCTGCCCGAAATGCGGAGCACCGTATCGGCGCATCGTAGAGGCAAGTGGAGGCACCACCGGCAAGAGCTGGCACCCTCATGCGGATGATGGAGTAACCGGCAAAATTGGAGGGATGCCTACTGCCGGGTATAAGCGGAAGTTCAAAGGCTGGAAACCCGGCTGCGATTGCATCATTGAAGGCCCACCAGAGGCGGCAATGCCCGTTCCCTGTGTTGTTCTCGATCCCTTCATGGGTAGTGGAACCGTGGCGGTCGTTGCCCGCGAATTGAACCGCTCATCTATCGGTTGCGAGCTGAACCCGGAGTATATCAAGATCATCAAGAAGAGGCTGCATTCGGATTCCCAGCTTGATACCGGCGTCGTGAAATATCGCTTTGAGAAGGTGCCCACATGAAACCAGATCTTGAAATCTATCGCGATGTCTATATGGGGTGTGGGGGACCAGATCCACTCCTACCAGAAGAGCCGGAATTTGAGCGGAACCAAGCGTTGTTCTGGTGGCTTGAACATGGGGTGCCCGCATGACCGCTTCCACCCTCACCGACCGCCCCGTGGTCGTTGATATGTTCTGCGGGTCCGGTGGAGAGAGCCAGGGGATCGACTGGTCGGCCCGGAAAGCCGGGATCAAGATCGAGATGTTCGCGATCAACCATTGGCAGCGGGCGATCAAAACGCATCAGGCCAATTTCCCGACTGCGGAGCATATCTGCCGGGACGTGCGGGATATCGATCCCTCTTCGCTGATGGACGGCCGGAAGGTCGCCCTGCTTTGGGCCTCGCCGGCCTGTACCCATTTCAGTGTTGCCCGTGGTGGGAAACCCTGCGACGACCAGAGCCGCGCCACCCCGTTCACGGTCCTGGACTGGCTCGACAAACTGACCGTGGACCGGGTCATCATCGAGAATGTCCCGGAGTTCCAGTCATGGGGGCCGCTGGATGAAACGACGCACCGGCCAATACCGGAACGAAAGGGCGAGACCTTCGATGCCTTCATCGGCATGATCCGGGCGATGGGCTACGTGGTGGACTGGAACGTGATGAACGCCGCCGACTTCGGAGCACCAACGACCCGCCGCCGCCTCTTCATCCAGGCCGTCCGGACCGGGAGCGGGAAGTCGATCCTCTGGCCGGAGCCGTCCCATGCACAGGTCGGCCCCAACAGCACGCTTACCGAACGCCTGCCGTCATGGGTGCCAGCCCGGGATATCATCGACTGGTCCCTGCCAACGCAGATCATCGACGAACGCAAAAAGCCTCTGGTCGAAAACACCATGAAGCGCATCCTCCGGGGCATTCAGAAATACTGGGGGCCGTATGCAGAGCCGTTCCTGGTGCGGTACAATGGCGGGGAGAACCGGGTCCACTCGCTCAACGAACCGATCCCTGTCCTCGACACATCGAACCGGTACGGCCTCGTGCAGCCCCTCGTGCAGCCCCTCGTGATGCACATCGGGCAGACCAGTAGCAAGGGTCGGACCCGGAGCATCAACGAACCGCTGGCAACGGTCGTAACGAAGGAAGAGGCGTGCCTGATCGAACCGCTGTTTATCCCTCAGCACTCGTGCGGGGAAGTGCGCCCGACCAACGGTCCCCTCTCCACGGTCGCAACGAAAGGCGCGATCGGCATCGTTGAGCCGTTGATCATGCCGTATCGATCGCAAAGCAAGGTCCGGCCCGCGTCAGAGTCACCGATACCGACGCTCGTAACGTTCGGCTGGATCGGGGTCGTGGAACCTCTCATCCTGGAATATTACGGCAACGGGGGCTGTCACAAGATCTCTGAAACAATCCCTGTTATCCCTACCCGGGATCGGTTTGCGCTGATTACTCCCGAAAGAGTTACCCCGGAGAACGTCCGCATCGGGTTCCGGATGCTGAAGCCGCACGAACTGGCAGCGGCGCAATCGTTCCCGAAAAATTACATCTTCACCGGTAACCGGGGCGAGATCGTCAAGCAGATCGGCAATGCAGTCTGCCCGAAGATGGCGGAGGCGCTGACAAGTGAGTATATGCTGGAACTAGTCGGGATGGTGGCATGATGACCGGCAATGTCGCAGAGTCGTGTCAATATCGACTTACACCGGAGACCCAACGGCGCCCCAACAATGGATTAAATGTAGAAATCGGGGCTCCAAGATTCCGATGTAAATTAAAATCACCCGATGGGCGAGGATTGGCATGGCTGCTTTCAGGAGGGAATGTGTTGGCATACGGCGTATGCACGCCATTCAGTTGCCCCCCATCCAGTGCGGAGAGCATCACAGGATCGCTGGTGGAAATGAAAGCAGGAGAGCAACAGGAGCAGGACAGAAAGAAGGAGTGAGGTGAAAACAACAATGTGCTCTGAACACTATTACGAGGACAAGCTGGAGGAGGCCCTGCGGGATCTCCTGCACGAGTACCGGAAGACATGGTGTCTCGAATCAGCATTACGAAAATGGAATAAGAAAATCGGCGATCTGACGAATGAACTGATGAAAAGCGAACCGGATGATTGAAGGAGGGGGTGACGAAAAGATGAAAATAACATTGTCAATCGGCGCAGGCAGCCCCGGTATCACGGTGGATGAATTCTGTGCCTTGGAAAAAATCGTCACCAAAAAGCACGGTGAAGGCGTGATGATCTCAGCACAGGACGAACAGGGCCGGATGCACCTGACAAAGCCGGAGATCGGCGCAGTGACCGGATACCGATATAGTCATCATCTTGGCTATATCGACATCAATACCGGCAGTCTGGTATGGGATGGTACAGTACCATGAGCGCCTGCGACTATTGCGCCGAAGGTCCGGTGAGATTCTGCGGTATGTGCGAAACGTCTGAAGGGTGCCGGCAGCAGTGGGAATACATCCGGCTCTGGCACCTCGAAGGGCTATTCCCCTGTGATTACAACGCTCCCACGTATGAATGGATCGCAGCATCGGACAAGTGGATTCAGGACCAAAGGCAGCCGCATGGGATCAGGCCATCGTGGATGGTGCCGGCATGACCCCCTCAGAATCCTGCCAATTCTGCGCAAAAGATCTCACGAACAGATATCGGGTGTATGTCGGATCGCGTGGCCCTTGGTGCCGCGAATGCGCAGCAAATTTCTTTCCCGAAGTTGTCCGGACAGCCCCGACATTTTTCAAGGCAAAAAAGTTTGATCGTGCGCGGAGGTTGGTGGCATGACCTTCATAAAAGCAAGATACCGGTGCATGGGATCGAAACCAACGATTGACATTAACGGTCTCTACCGGGATACTATAATAAGCATTACCCCCGGGACCGCGTATGCCCTCCGCGATGCATTGAGCGCCGCATTGGATGATTACGAGAAGGCCGGGCAGGAGGGTGCATGATGGCATTCGATGAATTCAAACTCTGCAAAGGGTGCCCTGCAAAGGGTGCCCGGTATTTTGATCCTGATGGGTACTGGTGTTGCAGACACCCGGACGCGGCCAAACAGAGAGAAGATTACGATCCAAACAAACCGAAAATCGTACTAACAGACGAGGATATAATTAAACTTCGACCATGTTATCCCGGGGTTTCGGATGCAGAGATACGAAAAGATCAAGAAAGGGAAGAACCCGAAGCAGTACCTTTTGTCTGCATGAAAACCTGCCCGGTCGGTCACTGGAAACGGACGATTGAAGGCGGACAGATCCCTAAGGGACAGTCGGAATTAGTCATTGATTCGGAGTGGGAGCCATGACCCCGGAAGAATATG